AACAACACGCTCCTCTACAATGAGTGGCTGATGTTCGACAACGTCATCATCCAGATCGCCCGTGAACGTCTTGTCATGGCGAACGAACTGATGTCGCGTGGCCTGACCTATCCGATCCCGAACGCTCTCGGAGTCATCCAGCTGCAATGGCAACGTAGCGGCGACCTGACTCCGGCTGAAGTCTCGATGAACGGCCTGGTCGAGTCTGACAAGGATCTGATGGACTTCGACTATCAGACCATGCCGATCCCGATGATCCACAAGGAGTTCCAGCTCGACCTGCGTACGCTGGAAGTTTCTCGTCGTGGTGGGATGCCGCTGGACACGGCGCAAGCTGAAGTCGCTACCCGCAAGGTCGCGGAAATGATCGAACAGATCATCTTCACCGGCCTTTCGATCAATGCCAACCTTGGCGCCATCTACGGTCTCACGACTGCGGTGAATCGCGTCACTGGTTCGGTGTCTGCTGCCTGGGCTACCGCTGCTACGGGTATTCAGATCGTGTTCGACGTGATCGCTATGCAAAACGCGCTCAACGCCAAGAACATGTATGGTCCGTACCTTCTCATCGCACCGACTGCAACGGTCAACGCGATGGCTGAAGACTACAAGGCCAACGGTGATCTGACGATCATCCAGCGTGTTCTGCAGATCCCTGGTATCGAAGGTATCCTGCCTTCCAACCGTATCACTGGAACTACGGTTCTACTGGTGCAGATGACCGCGGATGTCATCCAGCTGATCGACGGCATCCAGCCGATGCTGGTGGAGTGGGATGAGCGAGGTGGGTTCGAGCTCAACTTCATGATCTTCGCGATCATGTTGCCTCGAATCCGATCTGACTACCTCGGACAGTGTGGCATCGCGCACTGGCAGTAAGCAACACTTACTACTAGGTTGCGGCGTCTGTTTTAGGAGAACAAGCATGGCCTCATTCATTGAACGTTCTTGGGATGCTCAAACAGACGCCAATCCTGACAATCTGAGTGATGCTGGGGTTCCCCTTCGCACCATTCCACTCACACAGAGGAAGCCAAGTACGATCATGGCCCAGACCTTTTCCAACAAGAATCTGCCCACGAAGGATTTCGTCCTGAAGAAGGGCCAAGAGCACTGGGGTATCAACTCCGAAGGTGCTCGTGTGCTCTACCAAGAAGGTGACACTGTTACCTTCACCCAACACCAATACACTGCCTTCAAGGACAAAGTCTTCGACCCGAACGACAAGCAAGCCGTCGCCAAGTTCGGTGGCGCCCTCATCGGCAAGTCTCAAGCGGATGCTGATCCGTTTGCTGACACCATTCAAGGTGGTGGCCATACTTCAGGCACCATCGATCCTCGGACTCAGGTTCTCCCCAATACTACGGCTGAGAACTTGGATGCTCACATTACCAACGGTGGTGACGACGACGAAGACGAGGACAAACCTGAACTCAACACGTCGACCGTATCGGCAAGTGGAGGTGGTGCGTCTACAGTCCCAGGTGGAGGCAGTAGTACCTAACCGCTAGAGGTCATTTTGCCTCTAGCTTCCAGACTTCGGGGAATGTCTTTATGACCACTCTGGTTGCTCCATCTGATCTGGCTGAGATTATTGAAGTGCCTTCTAGTGCCTCGGATGGGACGCTGCAGGCCTTCATAAATACTGCTGACTTGATCGTGACGGAGGAACTATCGACCCTGGGTCTATCAGTGGCCCGTCTCACCCAGATCGAACTGTACATGGCAGCACACTTTGCCACACTTCTTTTTGAGCGAGGCGGGCTAACTGGTTCTCGTACCGGTGAATCTGCAGACACCTACCAAAAGACTCCCACTAATGCAGTAGGCTTCTTAGCCACTCGATTTGGCCAGCAGGCGGTACTCTTGGATACTTCGGGTACCCTGCTCGCCATGTCGAGCCAAAAGCTATCGGCACTGTTTACTGTGTTTAGGAAGAGAGTACCGCCAGGTGCTTGGATTGATCCTGAATCGAACACTACGCTTCCAGGTTATTGGGGATATGGACAATGACCGGCTCTTTCGGACCTGTTGATCGTAACCTTTCTGCATCTATTACCTACTGGGCACCCAACGTCTATAACACACATGGTGAGACTACTTATGCTGCTCCCGTATTGTTGCAAGGTCGTTGGATGACTCGTATCCAGACTGTGGTTAATACTATGGGTCAAGAGGTGTTGACTTCAGCTGAAATCTTCCTTAGCGACGACGTTGCTGAAGAGGGTGTGCTGGCTGTAGGTGACTACACTGATCAGGCTACACCTCAGGACTTGGGCTCTGCTAATGTCGGCATTGTCAAGTCCTTCATCAGCCAACCTGACTTGAGGAACATGCAACAAGAGAGGCGCGCCTACGTCTAATGAGCATCAGAGACTTCGATCCTCTATTCAAGAAGCGTGCAGCCCAAGAAGCTGCGCGTGGGACGAAGTCTGCCCAAGCCCAAGCTAACACCGATCACAAGTCTAAGGTGACCACAAATGTTGGTCAACCAGATATACCGCCAACGAGCTATCCAACCCGTATCAACATTGGTCGCGCTTACATTCGTGCAGATGGTGATTCTGCTGATGCGTTGGCTATCAGCATGCAAGAGGCCTTCAAGGAAGTTACTTCCTCCTATACGGATTATGTCAAGCAACTTGAAGGCTACATGCCTAATGACTTGATGTTGGCCCTGCAACCTACTTTGGAACTGGCTGCCTACTACTGCCCCAAAGATACAGAAGCTTTGGTTAACTCCCGCTACATTGCGGTTGAGGCCTATCGAGGCGGTTGTCGTGTGGAGATGGGGTTTGCTAAGGGCAACGATCCGGACTATGCAGTGTATGTGCATGAGATGCCTTATAAGCATGAAGCTCCTACCTGCGACAAGTTTATGCAACGGGCCATCGATGAAGACTACTTCAACGTGGTTCAACGTGTTACAGACTATGTAGCCATTCGGACAGGGGGGTAGTGACAATGTCAGCTGACATTACACCTACTCCTGCAGATGGCATCATGGCAATCCTAGCAGCGGCTGGCTTGAATCCTGCACCCTGGCAGATGCAAGTAGGTCAGATCACGGATCAACCCGATCAGCTAATCATGCTACGGAATACTGGAGGTCTTGCAGGTGAGATTGCACTTGCCATTGACTATCCTTCAGTGCAGATAATTGTTCGAGGTCCTGCTGGTGAGGGTTCATACTCTGCAGCATGGGCTAAGATGAAGCAAATTAAGCAGGCGCTAATTGCCATCCCAAATGGTGGGTCTGCTTATCCAGAACTGACGTTGTGTAAGGCCAAAGGAGACATCCAAGACCTTCCATACGACGACAGAAAGAGGTTCTTATGTAGTTTCAACATAGACCTTATCGTGTGTTTCGACAGTGACGGATATAGAGAGTGATTAGAACACCCTTCCACCGGACAGTAGGAGATCCAAATGTCCAATAAGCGTGCGCAGATTTCCCTGAATGGTACCACTTTCTATACCTTTCCGGGCAACACCGCTGAGTTCATGACTCAACTCAACGAGACGACGGATACTATCTTTGGTCAACCTGTTGAAAGCCAACAGCCGAACATCGGCGAATGGAATATGCAGGCGAACGCCATTGTCAAGAACGTTACCGGCTACAACGCGGTTATCAGTCAGAGTGGTACTCCCACTGTGATGACTGCTGAGCCTTGTTCTTTGGTGTCTGGTAAGACCTACCAGGTTACCAATGCAGCTCACCGTGTCATCAGCTACCTCGATACGTTGACTGTTTTCGACAACAGTGTGAACCAGACAGCCAATGTAGCCAACATCGACTACCTGGCTGGTACGATCACCTTCCTGAGCACCTATACACCGACTGGCCCGATTACGGTTACCGGCAAGTATGTGCCGTTGACTCCCGTCTCTAAGGCTAAGAGTTTCACGCTGACTCAAACTTGCACCGCCATCGACCAAACTGGTTATGATGATGCACAAGCGAACGGTGGCTATCGTGTCTACGCACCTGGTCTGGATACGATCAGCCTTGAGCTGGGCAACATCTTCAAAGCCTCACAAGCGTGGCAGGCTGCTCTGGTCGCACGTTCTATCGTCTATGTGCAGATCGATCTGGATACAACCAACCCAGGTCTCAACGTTTTCCGAGCCTTCATGAAGATCGAAAGCCGGGATCAGTCTGGTAACCAGGGTGCAGTGGAAGAAGAGAAGGTCACGCTTCGCATCTGGGTTCCGGATGGTGCTCTGGTGCTGCAAGCCTTCAGCTGGTACATTGCTGCTGGCTCTACCATGAACACTGCGATCCAGTATGCTCTGCAAGCCTTCCTCGCTCAAAGCACTGTGACGGTTCGTTATCTGCCGTCGGGTGCTCCCGCTCAAACTCCTTTGGATGGTCAAGTTGGGACTGCCTTCCCAATCGAAGCCACCATTGAGAACACGGTTGATGGGCTGAATACGTTCACCTTCAACTTCCGTGGAACTGGTGCTCCGACGCCCGTCTAGCATCAATTTACATTCACCACTAGAAGAGGCCAACTACCATGAGCGACATTTCTCCCGATACGGTAACTGCAGCAACTGCCACTGCTGACGTAGCCTTTGAACCAGCTCTTGTAGCAGCTTCGGCTTCTATGAGTCGCGATGACATCCGCACCTTGATCTTCAATACCAAGGCCAAGCGTCATCAGTTCACGGCCTTCGGTGCTCCTATCGACTTGGTTGAACCTGCCTTAGAAGAGGTGCTGGACTTCCAAGCCGATGAAGACAAGAAGAATGTGACCGCACAGATGCTGGTGCGTTACGTCTACATGCGAGACAGTGACGTCAAGGTGTTCGATGCTGCTGACGTAGCTTCTTTGCTCTCGCTACCCTTCAACGCAGACATGCAGGCTCTGCTCAAGAAGATCAACGAGATCCTGGAGGTGAGTCCTTCGGACGACGACAAAAGCGAAGCTTCGACGGAATCCGAGTAAGTGGTCCGTCTACGTTGTTTCCCATGAACTGGGACTCGACGATGATGTTGTCTCTAAGTGGCCAGTCTCTAAGATTAGGGGCTGGCTTACTTACTTCCAGGTCAAAGGCGACTTAGAAGAAGAGGCTATAAAACGGGCTAAGCAGAAGCCAAGATAAGGAGACCAGAAGATGGGCTTGAACCTAGGTGGCATTACCTTTGGGTTGTCAAGTGACACTTCTGGTCTCTCTTCTGCAACTACCAACATCCAGAACTTCGGCAACCGTGTTTCAGGTGTTGTCAAAGCTGCTAAGGGCGATATCGACTCTACGACTGCATCCCTCATTAAGCAAGAGGGTGCTGCCATCAGGGCACTTCAGTCTATCCAGAATATGTCTGCTCAGATCTCCCGCGCTAAGATAGAGCCGGAGGTCAAGCTACAAGGTATCCAAGAAGCTCAGGCTGCAGCTACCCGGTTCATTAAGACAATGAACACACGGGCTGATAGGCCTTTGAGCACGCTGGACTTCCAACGCGCAACCTTGGGCTTCAAAGAAGCTACAGACCAGATCAATCGTATGGTTGCCTCATCGGCAGAGGCTGTTGCTGCCCAGAACAGAATTGAGGTTGCGGCTCAAAAGGCTGCCGATGCAGAAGCAAGAGCCGCCCAAGTTGCAGCTAATGCAGTCGAGGCCAACTACAACAAGCAGTCCATGGCTGTGGCGAAAGCTACTAACCAAGTAGACCTGCTTATCGATGCCATCAAGCGTCAGGAAGCTGCAGGTAACATTACCCCACAACAGAGTGCTGGTCTTCAAGGCCGAGCTCAATCAGGGCTGAACCAATTTTCTGGTCAACTAAATGCAACGCAGGTTCTCAAGCCTGAAGAGTTCCAGAGTGCGGGTAATGCCCTTAGCAACACACTGACCAAGATCCAACGGGACATGAAAGAAACTGCATCATCTGCAGTTCCTATGACTGGTGCTATTCAAGGGTTTGTAAATGTCCTTGGCATTGTAAATGGTCCCTTCAACACCTTCAGCTATTCCCTGAACCAAGCAAATGAGCTGATCAGAGAACATGGCTTAGCTCTGGGTGTTACCACTGCTGCTATGGCAGGATTTGCTGCTGCTGGTATTGGGTTGGTCACCACTATCACCAGAACAGTCATTGCCTATCAGCAAGTCAACCAGATTATGGTTGCTGTGACAGGTAATACTGCTGTTGCTGCAGCCCAATTCCAGTTCTTGACTAATACCTCCAATCAGGCTGGTCTCTCTGTTCAAGCATTGTCTCCTGCCTTTGGTCGCTTTGAAGCCTCGGCCATTGGTGCTGGTGAGAGTGTTACTACAGCAAATGCACAGTTCCAAAAGATCGCCATGACCTTTGGTACGATGCACCTTAGTTCCCAAGATGCTTCGAATGCCATCAGAACCTTTGACGAGATGATGTCTCGTGGCTATGTGACTACACAAGACCTTGTTCGTCGCCTGGCTAATGACTTCCCTGGTGCAATGGCCATTGCTGAAAAGGCGACTGGTAAGACTGGTGCTGCTCTAGACGAGCTGTTGCGTAAGGGTCAAGTTAGTGGGCCTGCCTTCGTTGAAGCCTTCACCAACGCAATGGTGCAGGTTGAGAAGATTGACATGTCGAAGCCTGTGGATACGCTACAGGCGTCAATTAACCGGATGGGTAATGCTTGGATAACGTTCATCCTTGGCATTAACAACGCACTAGAGGCTAGCACCACATTCAAGAACGTATTGGACACTGTTACCAACGGTCTGAATTTCCTAGCAGCTAATGCTAACCAGGTCGTGGTAATTGTTGGTACAATTGCTGGAGCCTTTACTGGGGCTGCAGCTGCTATGGCTGCGATGGCCATTATTGGGACTATTGGAACCCTTGTTAGGGGTGCTGCTGCAGCCTTTACCATCTTCCGAACTGCTGTTAGTCTAGTTACCTCTGCTGAAGAGGTATTGACTGCAGTTCAGATCGGTCTCGATGCTGCAATGGATGCCAATCCTGTAGGTGCACTCATCACAGCCTTGGGTATCCTTGCTGGTGTGGTAGGTGGTGCAACTGTTGCGTGGGGTTACTTCAACAAAGCAGTTACTGCCAACAATGTGGCACTAGCCGACACCACTGGTTGGGATGCCTACATAGCTGGGTGTGTGGCTGCTGGTAAACAGACAGCATCTACTACGGCTGAGATTGAGAAGCAGATCATTGCGCAACAGTCACTCAACCAGACCCAGCTCATCCAGGCTGTGGCTGCTCAAGGTGACACTGCACGCAAGCTGCAAGCCGCCCAGCAGAATGATCAGCAAGTCAACGCTGACCCCCTAACCCAAATCAAAGATCCTATCTTCCACATGAGTGGTAGGGATCGTTCACACAATGCTCTGGTGCAAGCCAAGCAACAAGCAGACCAAGCAGCTGCCTCTGTCCAACAGCTTAGTGAGGCTGCTGAGAAGTATGGCAACACACTAGATGCACTCAATTCCAAGGTTAAGCCTCTGGGTGAGAACACTACGCTCCCGAAGCCTGATCTTAAGCCTCAACCGCAGAAGAATCCTAATGCAGGTCTCGGTGGTATTGACCAGCTGATCGAGAAGGCTAAGGAGGCTAAGGCAAGCCTTGATGCGATGTTCGCAGGACCTCAAGATGAGGGACTGGTCGACGCTATCTCCAAAGCTAAGACCGCAGTAGATGCTATCAAAGGTGTGCCTACTGAGATGGCTCAGGCTGCTAAGAACCTTGGTGTTGGTGACAACGTTACTGCCATCACAGACAAGCTTATTGAGCTGAATGCTAAGGTCAACATCACTAAGGAGGCTGTGCAAGACTTCACCAAGGTTTGGAATGACATCAACAAGGTGAAGGCAGAGCTTAGTGGTACCAATGCAGAGCTTGCCTATATGGCAGCTGGTGGCACAAAAGCTGGGTTGGCTATGTCTGAAGGCTTCAAGCAAGCTCAAGAAGAGTTGGCTAAGCTGTCACCTACTTCTTTGGCGGACTACGCCAAATCTTTGCAGGGTACTAAGCTACCGCAGAGCACACAACAGAACATGGTTGCTTGGGCTGGTACAGCTCAGCAAGCCCAACTACAAGCCATCATCCAGAAGCTTAGGGATGCAGGTGTCGAGGTCAAATCTACTGGCAACGCTTTCAACGATGCTAGTGCTGGATTGACCCAATTTTATGGTTCTGCAGATAAGGCGAAGAATGCATTACAAGCCATGTTAACTGCTTCGGAAAATCTGCGTAAGAGTCTGGAGACTTTGAAGGTTGCCCAAAGCGACGCCAACATGAGCAAGCTGGGTGCCTTCGGTGGAGGTAACCTCTACGACATCAGACAGAACGACCAACGTCAAGCTGCTACTCAGCAAGTAACCCAGATGCAGGATGCTGGTGTCCCAAATGCCAACTTCACTAGTATGTCTGCCCAGATTGCTGCTTCCGGCATTGCCTTCACACAAGGGGCTACTGCTGCTCAGACTCTGACTAATGCTTTGGTAGCTATGGACAATGCGACTGTATTGGCACAAACCCAAGCTGCTACTTGGAAGACGATCCTTACCCAACAACAAACTGCTTGGACCACGTTTGGGACGAACAGTGTCGACGTACTCTCCAAGATCCTTCAAGGGACAATGTCTCTTAAGCAGGGTGTCAAGACTGTGTTGGCTGATCTTATGCAGACGATCGCTAATGCTGCCTTGTTCGATCCTTTGAAGGCAAATCTGACATCAGCTATTCAAGGTCTGATGTCTGGTGGTCAAGGTCTCAATGGCTTCAGTTTTGGGAATCTATTCCAGGGTGTATTGGGGCTTGGCCAAAACTCGATCACAGGTGCAGCAGGTGCTGGTATTGGAGGTGCTACCAAAGCTATTGCAGGTGCTGGTAAAGATGCAGTTCAACTTGCCAACACGACTGCAGTGACTGCCTCCACAGTGGCTATCACAGCCAACACTGCGGCTATGGCAGCCTTGACTTCAGTGGTAGGTGTCTCACTTGGTACTTCTACTATCAGCGACGCCACATCTGATGTGTCGGCTCTAAGCGCTGCCCTTACCTTCGCAGCCACTGGTGGCTATATCCAAAGGTTTGCTGGTGGTGGGTCACCTATGGTCCGTGGTATCGGTGGGCCAACTGGAGATAAGATTCCTGCCTGGTTGTCTGATGGTGAGTTTGTGGTGAATGCACAAGGTACCAAAGACAACCTCTCCACGCTGATGGCCATCAACAATGGGGGTAAGGCTACTACCAACTCTAAAGGTTGGTTGCGCTTTGCTTCTGGTGGTGCAGTATCCACTAATGGCGGATCAACTGTTACACCTTTGTATACACCCTCGGTTGACCAAATCAATCGGGGCACTGGTTCGAATTCATCCGTGACTTCCCAAACAAGTCATACTACAATAGATGCAAGTACGACATTGGTGGTCCAAGGTTCAATTGATTCTGTCACCCACGATACTTTAACGGCAACGTTGAACGATCGTGACCAAAAGATGAAAGCGCAACTGCCTGCGCTGATCGATGGTCGGGTTAGTGACAGTATCAGGCGAAACAGATACTAGGGGGTCGAGGCTATGGGTACCCCAATAGAGATGCCTAACCCTTTGCCGGTTAAGCAGAAGTCCTTCGACTTGGCTTTCGTCCAAGATACTACACCTGTCACTGGTGGTTTCCTGCAGACGATCAATCGGACTTCTCCTCTCTGGGTAGCCAAGTATACGACGCCTCCCCTCTCAGCCTCGCGTGAGCAAGCTTTTCAGGCGTTCCTTGACCTGCTAGATGGTGCTACCAACACCTTCATGGCATTTGATCCGAGAAGGCCTCTACCTTACAACTATGTAGGTAACCCTAATGGGTGGTTGTCTGGTTCAGGTGCTCAAGTCAACCTTGTCAACACCAACCCAGCAGCTAGCACAATCACATTGTCAGGCTTCAAACCTGGTGCGTTGATCGCATCTGGGGATTACATCTGCTTCCAGATTGGCAACGCATGGTACCTACACCGTTTCAACGGTAACTGGGTTGCAGATGGCTCCGGTAACATTGCAGCTGCTGTAGTTCGTCCCTTTCCTCAAGCCTTCGTCAGTGAAGTCACTTGCCGCCTGACTCGTGCAGGCTGCGAGATGAAGATCCTTGGAGGCGTTACCAAAACTGACCAGATCGAGGATATTGGTCCCGTCTACAGCTTCAGCGCCTACCAGTTTATTGACCGCACAACTCCGGGGTCATAGATGGCAAGGGCACTCAACTCTGACCAACAAGCACTCCTACAATCAGGTAACCTGAAGGTTAACTGGCTGGCTACCTTCTTGCTGGATGAAGGTGATGGTGGCACTTTCTACTTCTGTGACGACTGGTGTGATCTGACAGATAGTGTCACCAATCCTGACTCGCCCACCGTCTACATAGGTGCTAGTGCACTATGCGCTGTGGCTGACATCGTGTCTTCTAAGCCCTATGCAGCTGAGAGTGTTGACATCACCTTGGATGGTACGAGACTAGCGCAAACTGGTTTCACAGATCCTGCAGCTCTGTTTCGTGACATCCTTGGTCTTAACCTCCATCAGCGGCGAGTCAACTTCGCCTTAGGTGTAAGCTCGCCTGGCACCAACAACATCCAACTCATTATCCCTATCTATGCTGGCAAGATCAACAACGCTCGTATGACTGTAGACCAAGTGGACATCAGTTCCATTGCTGGAAGTGGTGCTGCTACGCAACAACCTGTCAAGCTGATGATCACGCTTGACTCTTTGGCTATGCGCTATCAGTGGTCTGCAGGGCGTACTCGCAGCCATCACGACCAACTAGAGATTGATCCCAACGACCTATTCTTCTCCTTTGTCAACGACACTATTGCTAATGAGCGTAATCTTTACTGGGGTGTTAATCCTCCTGCAGGTAAGGTTACGAACACAGGTGTCAATATCCAAGGCAACAGTGGCAATGGGGGACTCTCAGGTGGCGGCTTCAACGGTATATCACCCTTTAACAACTTCTGACCATGACAGACACAGACACAACCAACACCAACCAAGCAGCATCAGATGCAGTCTTCACACCGAGTCCGTTGTTGCGCCTGCCTACTTGGAGGTCTGCGATCTCCCAGTATATGGGCTATTGGTTGGCTGCAGCTAAGAAGGGTAGCGTCAAATTCTCTTGGGATCCTACTCAAGGATCCAACTGCATGACGTTCTGCTCTGGTGCAGTCAAAGCTGTGACGGGTATTGACTTCCATGAGCAGCTGGTTGGTGATACTTACACTAATGCAGTTGGGGCTTACAAAGCCATCCGCAAGCTTAGAGCTGGTTCGATTGACCAACTATTGGGGTCCTTGTTTGAAGAGGCTGATGACTACCAGATGCGTGCTGGTGACCTGTGCACTATCAAGGTCCACATGGATGGTGAAGCATATCTAGAGGATCAAGATCTTGTACCAAACCATGACATGCGTGCTGGTGCAGTATGTGCTCCTCCATACTTCTACTGCATTACTCCGAAAGGTTTGGGTGTAGGTAATCTGAAAGACGCCTCTGGGTTCTTCTTAGTAGGCAAGTAGTAAGT